CTGGCTTGTCTGCGTGGTGTTGGTCGATTAGCTCGGGGATGCTATACTGAGCGTCAGGGATTTTCATTTCGTGCTCTCTCCTTGGTATCTTTGCCCCGGCACTCCACCGGGGCATTTTTTTGCCTGTTACTTCTTAGCCCACGGGGGTGCAGCCTTAACGCCAGCAGCAGGACCCGCCGGCGCAGCCTTGGGTGCAGGTGCAGCACCTCCAGATAACGACTTGAACCCGCGCACCTCGTTGCTGTTTCCGTATTGCTCCGAGATACGAATGTCGAGCTTGATCGACAAGTTGCCGCCGATCATCTGGTCCGTATCCTTGAGCGAAGTCAGGCCAATCGCCCGCATGATCTCGCCCAACTGCTGGCGACCGATCTCCTCGGCCTTTGGGTTGGCGTTGCGTACATTCAGGTTGCCAAACACCACGCGCCCTTGGTGAGTCGGGCCTTGGATGTCGTAGCGGATCTTGATGTACTTGCCATTACCCATCTTCGTAGGCATCACTTCTGCGTTAGAAATTGTTGCGGTGTACCAGCCAGCGGGCAGGGGTTCAAAGTTGCGCTCCGACTGAGGCAGCGAGGCAACGTCATAGGTTTCGTCTAAAAGCATTTCACTTCCTTGTGATAGTAAAACTAGGGCGTCCCGGTTTGGCAGTAATCGCTGCCGCAAACGGTTTGGTGATTGACTCGTCTGTGGCTTTCCAGACGGTCATATTGATCTCGGGTTTCCAGCGGAACACCGTGGACAAATGCTCTTCACTACCCGTCTCATGGGCGATGACCAGCAGTTTGTCAGCGTTGACCGTCCGATTAACCCGACCTTCAATCTTAATTGCAAAAGGTGACCCGACTTGCACTACGTTCTCGGTCCCCTCAAACGTCTCTGGAAAATTGACCTTCTTGGCAATCTCGTCCTCAATATCGCGCCGTTTCTCAACGGCCACCTTCTCGGCTTCCTTGTAGCCAATCCAACGCTCGGCCAGTTCGTCAAGCGTAATGTCGTCAAACACTCTCATGCCACACCTCCAATTTTTTTGATAATGTCCCCAAGATCGGCGTCTTCCCACACTTCCAGCTTGCCGCTGCGGTCCTTGGCAAGCCATAACCCATCGCCATCGGTCATCAAAGCGCGGCGGGTCATCCCTTCGGCATCCTTCTCCACCCGCAAAGCCAGCACCTCGTCAAAGAAGTAGGGCAGCGACTGGCCGGTCTTGTTACCCGGCATTGAGGGCGCATACAAAACTCGACCCATCTCATCCTGAGTCTTTTCCAATTTTGCCGACATATAAACGTGCTTACCGGGCAAGTCACGAAAGCCTCGAATGATGTCGGCCATTTGCTCCTGCATGGCGCCATACGCCGCCCTCGGATCTTTGTTGATCTTCTTCTCCGCGTTCAGCACCACCTCGGCTATTTCCGAGATGCTGTCCAGAGCCACCGACTCAAACTCTGCCGCTTCGGCGCTAGTGGTCAGCCACTTGTAAGCCTCCCTAAGATCATCCATGCTCGTGATCTCAATGAACGGCAAGTTAGTATCTGCAATCGATAGCAAACCGCCTTCGGCACTCAAAATTACCGGCGTTGGTAAGGTTGGGATAAGACTGGTCTTGCCAGCACCTGCTTGACCGTAGACCAGAAGCTTTACAGCTTGCGCGGTGGCTTCTTTCGTCCTCTTCAATGAAATTGCCATCAGATGCCTCCACTTAATGCAAGAAACAAGACGATGGCAGCAGATGCGCCGACCGCAATTGACGCTAGCACAATGACCCAAGGCGGGTCTTCTTTAGGTTCAAACTTCATGGTTACTCCTTAAGTAAAATAGCGGCGTTGTACAGACCACGGCGAGGATTATTCGCCACCACCTTGCGATGGCCGTTGACCTGCCCACCAAAGGTGAGCGTGTCAATCGACCGAAAGGTTTCCCCTTCCGTTATCAATAATTTGCCGTTAGGAAACAGCTTCACCCCCCCTTCGCTTGTGGCGGGCAATTTGTTGACATAGGAGACCTTGTCGGCCTCCTTCATCAAGCCGGTCCAATCTCCTGCTTCGTAGCAGGTCTGAAGTGCTTCGTTGACGAATTTCATAACATCACTATCCTTGGTTGTTGCTGCACCGTCCGGCCATCGGTTCGTGCAGTTGTTGCTACTTTACCCGTTTAACTTTAGAGTGTCAACACAAAGTTTCAACCGAGGTGGAAAAAAAGTGACAACGAACGAGGCGATACAATTTTTTGGGAGCTTGAAGAAGCTTGCCGATGCGCTTGGGGTCTGGCCCCAGGTCATCTACAGGTGGGGTGAACGCCCACCGATGGCCCGTCAATACGAGATCGAAGTTAAGACTGAGGGCAGACTACGTGCAGATCATGAACAAGATTGACGCGGCGCTTTTGTATGCAAGCTGGGGCTGGCGAGTCCTACCTGTAGTGCCAAACGGCAAGGTTCCGGCTACCGCCCACGGGGTTAACGATGCAACCACAGAGCCAGACCAGATCCGGCGCTGGTGGGGTCAAAACCCCAACTTGAACGTCGGCATTGCTTGCGGCAGCGCTAGCGGGATCGTGGTGTTTGACATTGACCCACGCAATGGCGGCGACGCCAATTGGTCCGAATGGTTAGACCAGCACGGCCAGATCCCAGACGGCGTAATGGCAATGACCGCAGGTGGCGGGCAACACTACGTTGCCAAGCACGTTGACGGCATCCGATCCTGCAAGCTGGCGGATGGGATAGACCTGCTGGCCGATGGCAGGTATTTCATCGTTTACCCGTCCACAATCGAGAGCCGCGCTTACGAGTGGGAAGCATCTAGCGATCCGTTGGACGGTATCGCACCAACCGAAATACCAACCCATTGGTTGCCGCTGCTAGGCCAACGCAAGGTAGCGCCCACAACCAACGGCGACTTAATCCAAGGTAATCGTAACGACGGCCTGACTAGTCTGGCCGGTGCGATGCGCTCGTTTGGGATGACCGAAGCCGAAATCCTGGCCGCGATTAGTGTTGCAAACGAGACACGCTGCGAGATCCCATTACCATCGAGCGAGATTAAGCAGATCGCAAGGTCAGTCACGCGGTACGAACCAGACGCAGACGTTGCGGCCAGTAACGCGCTCGGTTCTGCGGCCCTTGACACGCTTTTCACCCAAGAGGAGACACGAGACTACTTCCTGACCCGTGCGACGAGCTTCTTGGGCCAGCCAAGCCCCGTGCCGTGGATTGTGAAGGGGTGGCTTCCGGCATACGCGACGACGATGATGTATGGCGAGTCGGGAGTTGGTAAGACGTTCGTTGCATTGGACATTGCCTGTTGCATTGCGAGCGGCATACCGTGGCACGGTATTAAAACCAAACCGGGGATCGTTGTGTATCTCGCCGGTGAGGGCAACTACGGAATGCGCCAGCGTATTGCCAGTTGGTGTAAGCGCAACAACGTGGCTAGTCTGGACAACCTGTTGATTAGCAACAAGGCGTTGGACATGGACGCCCCTGGCGCAGCAGCGCAGGTTATCTCGGCAGTTAGGGCGTTGACGTCAGAACCAGTTGTACTGGTCAACATTGACACGCTCAATAACCATATGTCAGGGGACGAAAACAGCGCCAAAGACACGCGAGCGATGATCAATGCCTGTAACGTGGTCTCAATGGCCCTCAGCGCCACAACCATGTTGGTGCATCACCTTGGACACAACAGCGAGGCAAAACAGCGGGCGCGGGGTTCTAGCGCGTGGCGTGGGGCATTGGACGCAAGTATCTTGGTTCATGGCAAGAGTCATGAGGTTGTGGTGTCTTGCACCAAGCAAAAAGACGCGCCAGAGCCGAGTGACTTGTTTGGATGTCTTAGTCCAGTCGATCTGGGTTGGCAGGACGAAGACGGGTTGCCGCTGCTTGGCGCGGTGTTTGAGATGTTCCAAGAGGGCGATCTGCGTATGCCAACACCCAAAGCCACTAAGCTGGATGAGCACAAAACCAACTTAGAACGGGCATGGTTCGTTGGTGGGGCAGAGATTGTAGACGAGATGCCATACGTCAGCAGGGAGGCGTTTAAGACGTTCTTGCTTGAGCAAGGCATCAAATCCACCGCAGTTGATCAGCATCTCAAAGCATCGGCCAAGCCCGGGATGATCATCAGGGACCTAACCGATGCTGAAATAATAGGCAGACATGAGAAAGGTTGGGTGGTTAAAGAGATGGAATTGGGGTCTAAACTCATTCTAAAAGTTATGCCGTAACTACCGTAACCTACCGTAACTAGCCGTAACTGGTTACGGGGGGCAAAGGCGAGTTTACCGTAACGTAACGTAACTCCTCCTATAGGAGTTACGGTAGTTACGG